ACGGATCGATGTATACGCGGTAACGACCGTTAAGAACACCTGCGAAAGTATTGCCTGTATCATCAACTTGTAGGTTGTTGCTGTTAAGTGCTGGTGTATAATCAAGTACGCCTGCCATCTGAAGTGCGGAAGCAACATCAGAAGAACAAATTACCAGATTGCCTTTGCCGCGACGAGTAGCTTTTGCAATTGCGTTTGCTTCCGTCTCGATTTGGAACATCAGACCCTTGAACTTCTCAACAGACCAGCGACCGTTTGCATCGACATCAAGGTCGAACACACCTGGCGTTGCTGTTCTTTGAGCTCCGACGACTGCGTTAGTAAAGATTGTACGTACAACTTCACGGTTGATTTCAACAAGAATCTCGCTCGAAAGAATGTTTGCGAGTTCTGTTTCTGCGTCAAGACCGTGAACAGCACGAAGATCCTGTGCAAGTTCAGTGGTGTATTCCGCTTTCAGTGCGCGTGTTTTTGCTTCAACAGCAACTTTTTCAATTGAGAAAGCCATTTCTGCGAAGGGTGTTGCACCACCTGCAGCACCAAGTGCTTCTGCAGCTGCTGTGTTCATGCCCGTACCGAAGTCTGCGTTACCTGGAAGGCCTGCTGTGTTGGCTGTACCAGTACCACCAAAGGCGGTGTTGGCTTCGTTGTAGAATGCTTCGTCGCCTGCTTGTGATGCATACTTGGAGCGCATTGCAAAGATCAGGCCAGTTGGACCTGTCATTGGCTGTACGCCACAAATGTCGTATGCAATCAAATTTGGCATTGCACGACGAACCAGGCTGATAAGTACTGGGTCATAACCAGCGACTGGACCTGCAGCAGCTGCTCCGGCAGAGAAGCCACCAGTCCCAGCATCGTTGGCTGGCGATTCATTGAGCAATGAAGTCATTGTAACGCCCGTACGATCTTCTGCAAGTGCCTTCTCAGTGTTCTCAAGAATTGTTGCAGTCACGCCACGACGGTACTTGTCTTTGATTGATTCGAACTGATCGTGGTCCAGAATCGGTGCCCACTTTTCTGTTAGAAGATTATGTTGACTCATCTCTTAGTCTCCTTATTGAGTTGTTATTCGTATTATAGCTTTATTTATTATTTAAAGTTTTTCATGGCTGATGCGTAGGCATTGATCGAATCATACTGCGAAATCTTCTTTGGTGCTGATTCTTCAAGAGTCGGTGCACTGTTTTCTTCATCGAGGCTTTCGCTGATTACAGTATCTTTCTTTACTTTAAAGAAAGATTCTTTGAGAGTTTTCAGGTTTTCTGTATAAGCTACGTGATCTGAATTGTCAAGTTTTTCAGAAAGTACGCGAAGGCGCTCTACTTGTGCTACAGACAGTCCTTCGACCATTGTTTCAAAAATCTGTGCTCCACGAAGTGTTTTGATCTCTTCTTCGAGGTCAAGACGATCGTTGATTGCACGGCTTGCTGTTGCTTTCATCGTGGAAAGCTCTTCTTCAAGACCTGCAACAATGTCGATTGTTTCTTCATCGATCTCTACATTGTGATCGTAAAACAGCTCTTTGAGACCGATCATCAGCGATTCAGCCATCTCTACTTTGATGCCTGATTCAACAGCAACAGTGTTTTCTTCCATCCACTCTTTAACAACATAATCAAGATAACCGTCAAGATTTTCAACAATGTCGTCTAGTGATTCGGACAGTGCGGCGTCAAACTGCTCTTTAAGATCAGCCTCAACAGCCTCAACAACGCTGGCAGACTTTGCTGTTGCAGCTTCGTGAACAGCAGCTTCGAACACAAGCGTTGCTTTACCTTTAAAATCTTCAGAAAGGTCAAGACCTTCGAACAGGTCAGAAAGGTCAAAAGACTCGCCCATGCCCGCTTTCATCTTTTCAGACTTCATCGTCTTGCTGTGCATGGCTTCATCCGTGTCGTCCTCGTCATCCATGTCATCCCCGTCATCCATGTCATCCATCTCAGATTTCATTGCTTCGACAGCAACAAGAGGCTTGTTTGTCTTTTTTGTTACACCATCGGTAACTGTTTCCGCATCTGGGTCTACTTGTTGCATTACATCTGCTGAACTGCGCTTAGCTTTGCCACCAGCCGCATTGACAGGAGCTTCAACCGAAGATACTCCGTCGGCAGACATTACTTTTTCTTCTAGGTTATTTGCCATAGTAGATTTTTCCTTTTTGTTTATAGATCACGATTATTTATAATATTTTATTTCTCAAGGTTATTTATCAAGATGAGAATTTCTATTTAAAACAAAATTCCCAACTGTTACTTTCTTAGTGTGGACATGTAGCTTTCAAACATCTTCAAAGCTTTATGCTCGTCAATTTTTTTAGAGGGCTTGTTAAACGATTCTTTGATTGTCATTATTGCGTCTTCGAGCATTTGAAGGCGGTCCATTGCTTGATTAAATAGCAGCGCATCAATAGACTGAACCACAGCTTCTTCAACAATTGGCTCGTCAAAAGCTCCTTGGTTCCATGTAGACGTCGCCATGTCAAAAAAGTACTGAGTGTTCTCCATAATTCCCTTTACAAAGCAGTTGGGCCCGCTGGGATCTGTCACAATGTCAACAGTTGCTAAATGGAAATCGCCTTGAACTTCCATGATTCCTTCTTTCGATTGCTTTACAGAACCTAGGCCACGCGTCGATACGCCAATCTTCACACCTTCATCGATGAACGTCTTTACAATATTGCCCATTGGTGTGCCAAGAATTTTTGCTTTTCCAATAAAGTTGGAACCATCACGACCCATTTCTATGATAAGATGTGATGCACGGTCACCGTTGATCTGAGGTCCGTCTGGATGGCCAAGCTCGCCTAATGCACGCTTAGTTTTAACAAATTGCTCATTGTAGCGGTTCATTTCTTTTTCAAGAATATTAGATGGATACATGCGGCCGTTTCTATTCTTAATGTCACCTTGCATGAAGATGCCTTCGATGTAATGTGACTTGTTGCCACTCTCATTAGCCTCAACAAGAACAGCAATGTCTTCGTTGAATACCTCTGTCATCAGTAATGCCATGTCGGTTGCTCCAGTTTGCTTTTGTTTCTTCTATTTATCAATTTTACGATTTGTACGAAACGGGAGTGCACAAGATACTAGTAGAACCGGATATTGTGTTTTCTGGTATCTTTTCAACGAAAGTCACAGAACCTGCCGGTGCAGTAAAAGAAGCCACATCGCTGTTAGCGTCTGCAATAGTTATGACTGACACAGAGTTTGCATATATGCGAATCAATCGCCCATTATAAACAGTGTCCGCAGTCGTGACGGACATTTCAATCGCCAGAGGTTTTACAATCATGATTCTAAGACCTCTTTTGCAAACTTCAAAATGTCTCGGAATCCTCTTTTGTCTTTCATTGCTGTCTTCATCATTGATTTCTTGTTTGATGAACTCAACTCGTCGAACATCTGGTTGAGCATCTTGGTCTCAGGTTCTTTAAGCGTTACAGAAGATCCGTCGCCAAGCTGCACATTGCCTGTTTTAAACGCTTCGTTGGTCCCTTCAGAGACATCTTCGTGTCTGTCTGTTTTTTGTTTGTTCACTGCACGCGTGACAACTTTTCTACGATTTTTCAAATAATCATCGGAGCTGTCCACATCACCGTCATTGTCAATGTCATCATCTTCTTTTCCGACGGCATCGAGTGCTTCTTTCATTGCCTTGGAGATTGCCTTGGAGATTGCCTTCCGACGGTTGTGCAAATAATCATCAGAGCTATCTACGTCACCGTCATTGTCAATATCTTTGTCCTTGCGATTATCAAAGTCTTTTTTGAGCGCATCTTGATCGACCTTGTCCAGCTTTTCATATACAGCCTTGTCTTGCCCTGCCGCATAATCAGCGAGACGCTTAGCCTTTTTCATTACTGAAGAGTGTTGACTCTCTTCAGACTCGGGATGATCTAAGATGTTGAATGTGTGCTTGGCCTTGAAATCAATTTCGTCTACTGATGTTGGTTGGGCCACTTCTGCGATAAGTTTCTTGAACGATTTCACCGTGCTTTTCTCCGCTTTTCTTTATAATGTTGAAATGTGTTTTTATTATTTATCTGAAGCGATTCTTCTGATGGAGGAGTATCTTGTTCTCCATCACTGTCGTCCGTTTCGGAGTCTGCATCATCATCCACTTCATCGTCCACTTCATCATTATCCACTTCATCGTCGCTACCACGATCGTCCATATCATCAGGATCGCGATAGAGACCTGCTGCGCGCTCAGCAGCAATTTGAGCTTGCATCTCCATCGTTTCGGTTTCTGACATGAATAGAACATTTTTCTGAACCCATTGACGAGAGAAGTACTTGCCAACTTGCTCTTCCATTTCTCTTATCGTACCGATCTTTTCTTTTAGAATCTCCATCTCCTTGAGCTCTTCAAAGTAGCTATCTTTCATGAAGTCGTAACGAACTTCGTCTTTAATGTCCTTCCATTCGTCGGGCGTTAATACACCTTTCAATATGAGCTGTTTTTCAAGTATAATATCGAATAAGATGGAGAAGCGGGTACGAAGACGTCGAACGAACTTTCCGAAGCGCATTTCGTCGCGTGTCATTTCCGACACTCGACCAAACGAATAACTATTTTCAGATTCCAATCTGGATACAGGAACACCAAGCGATTTGTAGAGTTTTTTCTGAAAGTATGCTAAGTTGTCGTTATCGCCGAGTGACGCACCACCAGGAAGCGAGTCTACTTCAGTGCTACGATTTCCTTCTCTTCTTGGAAACCAAAAGTCTTCTGTCATAGTCATAAACTTACGACTGTCGCTCATTTCGCCAGTACTTGAATTGTACTGAAGTTTATTCTTGTGTCTTGCCATCATATCAGCTAGGTATTGCTCTGCCTTTGCTTTTGGCAAGTTGCCCACATCGACGTAGAATATTCTACGCTCTGGTGCGCGAGTCAACGTGTAGATTACAGTAGCATCTTCTAGTACTCTTAGCTGATTGAGTGGCTTAATTGCACGGTGTAGGTGTGATAAAACAAGTGACTGATTTTCATTCATCAGACCTGATGTAACACGTGCAATTGAGTCTTTTGCAATTTTATATCCGTTTGTCACTTGACTGCTTGCAGAACCGCCCGAGGACGAAACGCCAAAGCCGCCATCTGAATACATAAAATATTCTGACTTAATTCTTTTCAGTGGGAGACCGGTCTGTCTATCTGCTGTACTGGAATCGTTTTCACGAATTAGTCGTACTTTACGAGGATCGAGATATCTAAGCTCCTGAATTCCCTTTCTGAGATTGCTCTCATCAATTATAATATGATAATTAATTCTACCATCCACAAAAAATCTTTGAAAAATGTCGTAACCTTGGTTCGAAAAGTCGAGTAGGTGAAGAACATTTTCAAACTCTTCTAAAATTGCGCTCTTTACCTTATCAGGCAGTTCAACACCATCTAGTACAATTGTAACTACTTTTTGATTTGCCGAAACAGAGATTGATTCGTTTACAACCTCGTCTACGGCTTGTTGAACTTCAGGCTGTAATGCCATGGATCTATACCTAGTCACAAGTTCCGATTCGTTTTTGGCTGTTCCTTCAATGTCAAGGAAATATCCATACGACCCGCCGGTAGCAGTTGCTTCTACGTTAACCGCGCCGTCATCGTTTTGCGGAGCTGCAAACGATGACGGCTGGTATTCGTCTTTATTATTGCGCTTAATTTCAAAGCCAAATAATTTTGCCATAGTATAAAGTCCCTTATTAGGTTACAGGGTTTCCAGTAGTTCCGCCAACGACAGTCCACAGGTCATATTGGAACGTAGTGGTAAACTCTTCAATAGTGTCAGTTGTTTCCCAGGACAGTGCAATGTCGCTAACTGCGACGGGGTAGATCCCTTGGAAGTTATATATACGCAGTGTAGCACCATCTTTGCCGTACTGTGTAATAATAGCATCTGATTTATAATCCTGTGGCAATGCTCTTGAATTTGCCACATGACTGTTGATTGCGTTTGACCAAGCTTCCAGTGCATTGCGCACTGCAAAGTCTTCGTCGTTGATGATTGTTACTGTCCAATCTTCGAAGGTTCTATCACCTGCATATTTAATCTGGCGACCAAAGTATGGAACTGTGTAGGACCCAAGGTTAGATGAAGGAATAGCAGCAGTTTTAGCCATGAATGGCACTTTAAAATCTGCTACGCCCAAGACTGGATTTGCAATTTGTACTTGGAAGAGGGTGGGACGTGCTCCACCCCCCACTAACTGCGATTTAAATTCATTGACTGAGAATGACATGTTAATTGTTCTCCTTGTTATATCTATTTATATCAGAACTGTTGACCGACAATTTCGTCAAATTCGACACCAGTTCTAGTTGCAACAAATGTCAGTTCGATGAAGTTGATTGATCTTGCAGGTTTGATAAAGATATTCGAGCGGAATTTATTGGCATCAATAACGTCAGCCGTGTTTACCGTAGCATCAGAAACAACACGATAGTCGATAATGCCGCGACGGCCTTGAATATCACGGAGGAACGGATCCACAATCTGGCGGAATTGGTTCTGTGTGAACTCATCATTGAACTCGAAAAGGAATTGTGCAGAAATTGTTGCAATTGCCTTTTCTACTGTAATGAATAGACGACGTACGTTAATCCGCGTGAATGCACTTCCAGTTGCGGTGCCTAGACCTGTCTTGTCGCCGAATAGAATTGTCCCCTGACCTGATTGTGCAATCACTGGGTTAACATCACGGCCGTAAAGTTGATCACGCTGTGCTTTAGTTGGATTGAATGCAAGCTTGATAACATTGCGTACCCGTCCCTTACGGTAACCAGCTGGTGATTCCCACGATTCGACACGAGCACAAAGGCCTGCCATATCACCGTTTAGTGGAGTCCAGCGATACTGGTCATTGTACTTATCATAACGGTACTTATAACCACTGTCCATAAACCAATATGACGAATTCTGCATGGACGTTCTAAAGCCTATAACATTGTTCATTTTGTCCTGTTCGGAAGCAACACCAACAACATCAGTAATTTCTGGCGATATAAATGCAATGCAATCTTTACGATATTCAGCAACATTTGAAACGATGTAGTTTGCAAGGTTAGAACCACTTACTGCTTTGCCTTGGAGAAGAAAGGAAATATCAATGTCATTTGCTTCTCTGTATAGGTCATAACCGAAAGCAATTGTACCAAGCGATACTAGGCTTTCTGATAGACTGTCGACACCAAGTGCAAAGGTCAGATATTCACGCTGCGCGGTAACAACACCAGTAGTAACGTCACCAATATTATCTTCGCCTGCTTCAATGTATGCAGATCTTTCTTCGATGTACGATCTATAAAAGATGTTCGTGCCGTCAGTTGTTTTAGTACCAGATTTAATTGCTAGGTTTTCAAACTTTTCAAGTATTTGACCAGCAGTGCCTGATACCAAGCCTGTTCTGTCAGTTACAATGATGTGCATCTTACTAGCTTCTGGAGCTTCACCGAACGCGTCGGCATACGCCCAACGGCGCGTAACATCAGTAGGAATGTTCACCATTGTGAATCGCTCTCTAAAGATGAACGAGTGCACATATTCAAATTCAGAACCAGAAGTCGGTGTGGTGCTAAGAGTTTCAAGAGCAAGGATTTCCATGTCCTGGTAACCACTTGACGTGTCAATGCGTAGAACATCGCCTATCTTTACATTAATATCAACAAGAGCTTGGTCTGTTGTTATATCTAATGTTTGCTCTCTGAATGTGATGTCATATGTAGTTGCAATGCTAAACACATCTTCTGCGAAGCCACTTTCACCAATTTCGGATGTGGTGATATATGAAATTTCAATGCCGTTTGCGATGGTACCTGGGTATTTCGCCTTAAAAACAACATCGTCTGCTATATTTGAAACAGTTGCTGTACTAGCAGTATCATCTACTACACGGGTCACGTATAGAGCATTTGAATACGAGAGGTAATCAGCAGCGGTAAAGAATGTTTCCGCATTGTGATCTGTAGGTTGGCCGAAAACATTAGCAAGTTCTATTTCTGAAGAGATTAGAACTCTTTCGTTTACAGGACCCCAGCGGAACACACCTGCGATTGCAGCTGGTAGCGTGGTGATTGCGGGAATTGTGGTAGTAAGATCAACTTCTCTTACCGTTACTGATGGACTTACAGAAAAAACCATTTGTTTTGTTCTCCTTTGACATAATAGCTTTATTGAACTAGTTTCACTTTAATCCTATTTATTATAATTGAGTTCTCACACAATCTAGAGCCAGCTGTTGTACCGTACAGGCATATCATCTTCTTCTAGCTCGTCACCTATACTTACAAAGCCGAAAGGGAGTAATTCTTCCTCTATTTGTTCTTCGCTCTTTTCACGCAATTTCATCATTGTGTTGATGTCAGTCAGGTCTTTGAAGTAACCTTGATCAGTTAACCACGAAAACAGAACCAGGGTCATAACAAGATCATCGTGTGAGCCAGATTCTGCCTCATATGATAGACCCTTCTTAGAGAATTTGGAAAGCTCTTGAATGGTGTTGAAATCTGGAACGAGCAATTGGTTCTGCTCGATTAACATTTTTAGAATTGAACAGCCGATAGATTTTACTGATTTTGTTGTTCTGATACCTCGATCTACATTCTTACCAAAACCGCCAGAGACTCTTTTTCCCGACCGGCCTCCATTTTCTGTCATGACAAGATTTTCATATCCATAGTCAAGGAAAAGAATGTCTGATACCTGACCACCTATGTCATTGACCTCGACCATAACATGTGCTTCATTATAAAGCGTCGCAACTCTAAATATAGTAGCGGCATAATCAACAGGGCCAGTAAAATTATCTCTAAATGTACACACTTGCTTGTACGGCATTTGAGTTATGTCCAGAACAGAGAAAGCAGAATAATCCAAACCTTTGCCACGAGAAACATCAACTACCATTGCATATGTATGACCAGTAACAACAGGGTCATACTGAAGCAGGCCCTCACTTTGAGTCACTGGTTTTGAATGTGCCATTTCTTTGAGTTTCTGTCCTGCGATCAAAGTACCAGAGCTGCCAAGGAATTCGCAGTTATGAGATACCATATTATTAGTATAATATTTGTGGCCGTTGCTCACTTCAAGCGCGTCGTATACATCCGCAGTTTCATTCTTATCTATAGAAAGAGTTGCTACTCTCGAATAGCCGCTCTTCGTTTTCAATCTCGATCCTATATATAAATTCTGCGCTTGTATAAACCCTGCTTCAGTCTCTATTTTATGATCCAGCGTACATTCTAATAGATTGCCGATTTCATCTACAATGGTTACTATACCGGTAGTGGTTTTTTTATACACACCGTGAAAATCCGCCCATCCACTGTCCGTTAGTATTTCATACTGGGTGTTGTTCTTTTTCGTCATGGTAGGTCCTTTGTGGGAATGCCTTTTCTCTATGGTGTTGTTCTTATAGCAGCCGGCACCACATCACATGTTTCAGCGCGCCACAGAACGAGAAGCGGACTTCTCGTTAAATCTCCTTTATTCTTTCTTCTGGAGTCGTTCGCCGCGATTTGTACACGTGTGTTTTCTCATCTCCATCCTATTTTATTTATAAATCAAGGAATTCACAAGTGCAAATTTTCATAAAGTTCTTCTATGAAGATCGTTTTTATCTCGCCTGTTTCTTTGTCTCTTATGGTGATTTGAGTGTTGCCCTTCACGCAGCAATATTCTTGCGCAAACTTGTCTTGGTCGTGATCAAGAGCTTCGAGAGTTTCCTGTTTCCAAGCTTCACCTCTGCCTGGGACATCATTCCACATAACACGTACAAACTCATATCCGTTGGTGCCTTCCTCTGCACCTTTACAGGTTTTCCAATAGTGGTTAATGCCATTTGGAGTTGAAGTCATTAATAATTTTGTTGTCTCGCCGGACGAAATTGTAGGATAAACAGAGGCGAAGAATTCATCGTACCCTTCGATAAACGCGACCTCGTCGAGATACAGAAACGAGATTGACTTGCCTCGAATTGCACTTGATGACGTAGTGCCTGCATATATCTTACAACCGTTTTCTAATTCTATAGAGCCTTTGTTCCACTCCTCTACGCCTTGCTGTAGCCACCTAGGGAGCGCCTCGTACGCAAGCTGAATTCTATTGAGAACTTCTCTTGCAGAGTCACCTTTATTTGCAAGGATTGCTGCTGTCTTATATTCGTTAAATAGAATATAGTGTAGAATCACGGCTGCGGCAGTTGTGGTTTTGCCACTTTGCCTTGCTGTCAACACCGCAACTCTTCTATTATCTGTAATTTTACGGACAATTTCCTCTTGGTAACCGTACATTTCAAACGGTATAAGCCCTTTGTCTACGTGCACAATTTTTATATATGTCTTGGCAAAATATACCGGATCGTTGGCACATTTCATGTACTCTTGTAGTAATTCCGGCGTCCATTCAATTGCGGTACCAGACTTCTTGAGGTGTTGGTTTCCAAGATAACCTTCTGTCATTATAATGCCTGCAGCGATCTTATAATATGTTCTGAGTTACAGCATTTCATTAGGTTTCACCTTTCATCATCCTCAACAGGTCAGCAGTAGATATTATCAAATTGTTATTTGTAACATTCGTCTGAGCTTGTTCTTTAGATCCAGTTAGTTCTTCTCTTTGATACTTTTTCTTCATAGACATATCTACAAAGTCTTTGTTTGCATCAAGAAGCGTTTTCATCAGGCCGGATGCAACTTCAAACGCTCTTGGAGACTCTGATTGCTTAGCAAGCTCAATCATTTCTTTAAGAGATTCGTCGCCCTTCTCTATAATATTTTTGATGTTTGATCTTGCCTGTTCGATGTCTCTATATGTCTCGTCCGCTTCTACATTGACAGGAACCACTATGTTGGAGGTGTCATCAATCAATATAGGCAGTACGTCTGAGTCGTCAGTAGGTGCGGAGCGCTCGTCAGCTAGAGCATCACCCATTGGCCTTAGTCCAAGTGCAGCATCTATTGGGTTCTCATTCATCTTCATAGTCCTTCACCAATGGCACCACACCCCAGTCGTCATCGATATTTATTTCATCGTATGCAATTGTTTCGTTGATGTCGGTAGTAGGTGCGCCTGCAACTGTCAGTCCTGGTTGGACTGTTACCTGACCAGAAGTTGCAACTTCTGGTGTTACGTCGTTGTGTGTTCTAACATCGACAAATTTTACAACACCACGAGATCTCTCCGGACCAAAAAACCAACCCTTCATTGTAAATGAAAGTGTCCACATGAGCGAACGTCTCGTTTCGAAGTCTGCTTCATATAGGTCTTCTAGGGAAACAGAATTTAATATCAAAGGAATATCAATTGCTGGGAGATCGTCAATAATTCTTGCGCTAAACGTGTATTCTGGCTTGAAGAACGGAAGCAATTGTTCCAAGATTTTTGTGCCATCCTCTGCGTGCTTGGTCATAATGTAAAGAGTAAATTCTAAATTGTACGGAGCAGGAGAATACATGAACGTAGTGTCGGTTGAAGTTGATCTCAGTTTATTCAACGAATTGGTTTTACGCTGACCATCAAAAGACATGGAATTAATTTCAAACGCCATGCGAGGAAGTGATATTGCTTGTGGTCGATTCAGTCCTGGATCTTGTGTTACTCTAGCAAGAAATTTCTGGAACGGGCCATAGGCAATAGGTACTACCATAAATTGCTCTTCTTCATTGCCATTATTATCTCTTGTAACAGAGATTTTATTAAAAAGAGATCCAAATAATGCAATGTAACGGCGAGTAGAACCGTTATAGAAGTGATTTACAATTGACATGTTATTATCCTATATCTTATTAAAGACTTGCTATTCTTGCCTGAAAGTCTACAAAATCAGCACTATCTGCAACCAGAGTCTTTAAATCAGTTACGCTGATAGAAGCGCCCGATTGTATTGAAGTGTCGGGGAACGTCAAATTGCCATCAACTCCAAATTTCCAAACAGCATCAGCGACGTCTACGGTCCAATCAATTGCAGTGTCAACACTTGCAACTATTTTTCCTTTTGAACCATCAACCATCAAATCATTACTTGTCGAATATACAGACCCGTTTAACGTTGACTGGATGCCTGAAGGAGACAGTGTCCACGTGTTTTCGTCAGTCTTAATCAGAAAAGCAATCGACTGTGAGTCTAACGGGTAATCAACGTTGCCATATTCATCTGTGACTGGAACGATTTGTGTTTCTAAAGTTAGAACTGTACTTGAATTACTATATTGTTTCAATCTGAGCGATGAAGGGGCTACATCTCCTACAACCAACGTGTAGAATGTTCCTACTGGGCAATCGTTTTCTGTGTTGTCTGTAAGTATAACATGCGTGTTGTAGAAATAAATGATATTACCACCTTCTTCTGCATTTAACTCGTGTCCGCTATATTGACCTATGTAAGATGTATTATAATTTCCAAATGCTCCTGTCCATGCAGTAGGTTGGTATGTCCCGTCCGGGAAGGTTACACCTATTGAAGCATTAACTAAAATTTCTGCTCTATTGTAACCAAATGTGCCGACTTCAACTGCCCACTGCGTAAATTTTACTTTATAATACTTATCATTTATCGTGTCGTGCATTACCAGGTCGGCTTTAAGAACATTAGCATCAACAGCGTGCTTTAACGCTTCTGTAAAATCGGTATAGTATCTATTTTTAACAGTGTCCAAGTTGTCATAGCCATCTGCGTTCCACTCGGTGCCCAGTGGGCTATTTCTAACCACCTGATCATAACCAGCTTCTAATTCTGAATTGTAAATAGCGCCGGTGGCAGAGTTTCGCTTGATGGTGATGCCAGTGCCGATTGCATCACCAAGAGAAACATCCACTACATTGGAAAAGGATGTAGTGGTCCCCAAGCCATATCTTCCAGTCAATATAATGTGGTCTGCGTTTGATGTCAGATATCCCGTGTCGTTATCTAGTTGGCTAACAGCAGTAACGAGGCCTCCATATGTTTCGGTAAAGTTTTGATTTATTTTTCCGAATGCATTTCTTAGAGTATCACCAGAGCCATCGTTGGCAACAGCTCCTAGATTTATTGTTTGTTTAGTCATGATATCCTCTTAATTTATATCTGCTGTTAAACTGGCAGAGTCCGCTGTTAAACTGGTAGAATCTGCGGTAACTGCATTGTTGTTTGCTGGTCTACGAATCACTTCGCTGAACGGATCTATTTCCGAGAAGTCTATAATATCATCTGCTTCTTCTTCGAAGAAGATATTCTTTGCAATTGGGTCACTGTCATTGAGGCCAGTAAGTGTAGTGATAGTATCTGTTCTAATGCTATCAAAGAAACCGTCAATAGAAGGCGAGCCGGTTTCAAACCGCTCTCCAGAAAATTCAAACAGCTCACATTTCATATCAAAAACTTGTAATGCGCCAGTCTGGTAGAACACCGATTCGTGTTCAACAAATGCAATTTCAAAGAACTTGCTATTAAGTGGCAAATATATAAGATCGCCTTCTTTAGGCCTCTCAATGAGAGGATTTGATCTTGTAATATATCGCTCAAAAGTTCTACGGGCAATTGTAAATGTTGCCTGATCTCGTATCTGCAAACCAAATTTACTTAGGAAGTCGCCTTCGCCTTGGAAGCCATCTACAGATTTAACATACATTTCAGCAGAATATGCAGCTGTGAAGATCGACAAGTCATCTTCGTTTAAAATCTGATCTACAGCTTGAAGAGACCTGGCAATATACACCATATCCAGTCCGTGAATCTGGATGGATTCGATGACTAGATCATCGATGAGACTTTGCTCATTGAAGTTGTCATAGTTCCGAAAAAATACATTAGTCGCCATATCTTGTGCACTTTTTTGTTGACATGTTTTCTATGTGTGGTATAATGGATTTATCCTCTATAGAATAAAGAGTAGGGGGGCGGATGAGGGTCATCCGATGAAGTTGAACACAAGTGGTTGCAGTGTATTAATTGCTTGTTCTTCAAGGCGAAGTCTCTCTTCACGTGCATCACTTAGGATTTGTGCTCCGTTGAATGTCACACCGCCGACAAGTTGCATATTTTCAAATTTTGTAAGGTTAAAGCCCCACTGTTCTTTTACAAGAGTGGTTGCATAATTCTGTAACCATCTGTCTCTCCAGAAGTCCGAATATAGCGTATCATCTATAATGTCATATGCTTCCATGATAATAACCATTCCAGGGTAAAATTTCTTAGCATCAATATCAATAAAAAGTTTATCTACGTGTCTGTTATATCTGATTAGAGGCGTGCCTACGAGCATTTCCTGAATAAACTCTAAATGTTGCATTGACATGACGTAATTTGTCAAGTTATATCCTGTGACGTCCGACAAATTATTCAACACGAACTGATACGACACATTAAACATGCCAGCCCCAGTAGATATTGAACTTGACAGATTAAAGATTCTTGTAACCCCAAGTAGTCTAGGAGATACAGAGATATAACCATTATCAATGTCTTCTTGTGTCATTGCATGCTTGAGATATATAAGTTGCGAGCCGTCGTAGTGGTAATCTCTAAAAAAACTAATTGCTTCATCAACACGATCGTCGACCTGCTCATCAGAGACGTTCACCTGAATAACAGGAGCACCGATTTTGCGAAGCAAATATTCTTTAAATTCTTCTCTGTTGCTTGGCTGAGCCATTGTCCACACCCCTTTTTATTGTATTTATACAAAAGGTGTTATGTCGCTGAAGCATCTAGAAACAGCACTTGATCTTCCTTATAGTATTCAAGTAACACTTCAATAAAAGCGGGATCTGAAAGCAACTCATTAACATAAGGCTCGACTTTGAGCTTATGTTCATTTTCTATTGTAGAGTTGTATTTTTTCACGTCATTGATGCCCAATGCTTTAGATATATTGAGTTTGAAGTTTTTATCCATCGCAATGTATGTTGGGTTGGTAAGGTCTCTACAGAAATATGAAAGTGGCTGGTGATGAAGGTCGCCTATTGATTTGAAGTTCTTCCAATTTTTCCTTTCAAACCAAGCAGCAAAATTGTCAAATTTAAAGTTGTTATATTGCAAATGGTGGTAGCAGACTTCAATAGTAGAACCTTTCCACCTTTCCACCACATCTCGAACAACAATTATTGCTTCATAATCGTATATTGAATCTCTTATATAATTGCCATTTTTCCAACCCATTCTCATTAGATCGTGCGAAACGCTTTTGGATGCATTCTTAGGTATATCTAACCACATCTTCCTTTCAGTGTGGTTAAGATAGCAATTGCCTGGAAAGTTCATAACCCGAAGTTAGCCTTTACTGAATCGTGAACTGCGATGTAATCTGGACCAATAAAATCTTCGTCGGTCAGACTATACTCGTGGAACTCAACGTTGTCTGGTTTCAGCTTTCCTAATGTAAAACCAAGTGGTTGTAGGAACTTATAACTATCAATCAACATCCATTTAGTCAACACACATATAAAACTATATTCAAACTGTATTACTTTTACTTTTCCTTCTTTGAGTGTATTTTCAAACCCTTTAAACACTTTACCTTCAGCACCTTCAGTGTCAATTTTTAGATAATCAATTTGCTGAATTTGTCTACTTTCAACATACTGATCGCCTGTCATTGTGAGGCCTGTTCTGATCTCGCTATCATCAAGTTGCAAGTCAAGAATTGAAGTGCTGAGTGCGTCATAAGAAGCTTTATATCTCATGGGGATTGAGCCAGCGGAATCAGACAAACCGAAACTGTTTGGGATCATCTTGTCGTCGAGTTCAATGTTGGAAAGCATTCTTCGGTATGTATCTGGTATTACCTCGAACATATGAATATCAGCGTCCGCTTGATATTGTCTTGTCATGTTAGTCCACTCGCCGATATTTGAACCAACGTCAAAAATGGTTTTAAACTGATTTTTAAATCTTTCTTGGATCCAAGTCTCGCCGTGCTCTTGAAATTCTCTCGTTGCGTAGGATCTATCGTATACGTGTGTCATTATCTAAAAACCCTTGTATCATTATGTGTTACGGATACTGTATTTTCTTTTTCAACTGTTTGTGACTCGACTGGCTGCTCTGTCTTTTCGACCACAGCAATTTGCTCATTCAATTTGAAGGTGTGATTTCCTATGTGTTCGCACTTAATCGAAGTGTCTGCCCAAATCTTAAATCCTAGGTCTCTTGCTTTTTTGCAAAAGTAAACGTCCTCAGAAACGGTGTTGATATGTTCAAGAGCTGACGTGTAATAAAAATGTGGGTATTCCATTGTGCGTATTACATTTGCTTTTACTAGACATGCACCGAAACCACATCCAGCAATTTCAACAACACCTCTGTCTTTGAGCATCTCGTAAGGAATGTTAGTCATACCGCCAGACGGCGTGTCCATATACAATTCAACTGTATGGGTATTTGTGATTCGTTGTATGTACAATCCAGAGATTACATCCACATCAGCAGACAACATTCTTACGAGTGCATCTTCAGGTAGTACTATATCACTGTCTACCGAAAAGAGATAATCATATCTCTTTGTCCATTCAGCAATTAAATTTCGAATCTGGTCGATTTGATATCCATAAGCATACTGAAAGTCTACTTTGTATCCTTCTGGGACGGTCATATTATATATTGACTTCATAGTTTCAGGCTCTATGTATCTATTAGTTGGTATTGCTAATAGTATTGTTTTCACTGTTGCATCCTTTTTATCTTTTTCGTATGAAAGATTGGCATTTTTATTCTGCTCGTCTCCACTTACCTTATAATCATTGAGTGGGTTTGCATCGTTATAATTGCAGACTATTTCCTTATTACAATAGATCTTTTCTGGTTCTATTCTTTCTATCAGTTCATAGAAAAGAGGGTTGTCGTGCCCTGATTTCATCCACTCTCCATTCACTTTGAATTTTTCGACATCAAGAGTGGGAAAATATTCTCCCAAGCATGTCCTGAGATGCGTATACGGAATTTTCCAGTTGAAGTGATGATCTCTATAAGATCTCGTTTTCTTTACTTCAATGGGATAATCTTGAGCTATCAGAGGTATGTTATCTGCAACGGACCACATTGACCCGTAAGTAAATTCATAGCCCTGACCATAAAGGTCGTTGTAGTAATGGAAGATTGTATTGTTATTTATAAGCCAATCGTCACCGTCTAACAACATCACAATGTCGTCTGGTTTGCAACCACTCACCGCTTTGATCTGATTTGCGATGGCACCTTCATTTTCTTCATTTCTAATCAACTGAAATTTTGATTTTAGATTGTGTGAAAGAGAGTTGATTGTCTGTTGTGCTATTTCGAACGAGTTGTCGTCCGAGCAATCGTCAATTAAAATGTGTGTATAGTTGTCATAATCCTGCTGGGCAATTGAAAGAATATTCTTCTGAATGTACTTTTCAGCGTTCCAAAACGGAGATATTACTGAAATTCTTTTCTGGTTGTTGAACGATCTATACTCTTTTCTGACTGGCATTTCGCTAGTTCTTCCGAACACGCGAGAAACCTTGTCGTTGATGCGAGTGACATTTTGATAGTCTTCAACGGAGAGAAACTCGTCATTGATCTTATATAAGAATTGCTTCCATTGAAGAGCAACTGTATCCCATCCGTAAACATCCTTGATGACATCGCAGTAATTTTGCTTCTGTTGATGAGCATATGGGTTATTATAGGCATTAAAGAATGTAGCAAGAAACTTTTTAACCTGTTCTTCTTTGTTGATGTGAGGAAAAAGATTGTTAGGCTCAATTGCATAATCAATTTGATAGCACGCAAGATCAATTGCTGTTTCTTCAAGTGCGCCAAATCGTGTTGTTACGATAGGAGTTCTATACAGTAGAGATTCAAGCGACGATATGCCGAATGTTTCTGGGAAAGCACCTGGGTACAGCATCATATATGCGTTTGCAAGTATTCCTGCAATTTCGTGCTGAGGGATTACCCCAGTAAATGTGACACCTAAATCTTTTAGATCTTGACTGTTTGTTAGTTCAGAAACTGTATTTTCCTGAGCATCAGGCTCGGCACCTTCTCTGAAACGGTAATACCCACCGATAATGGTCAACCTTGCTTCTGGGATATGTTTCTTAATCTCTGGCCAAATATGTTGTACTAGAGGCAACATTCCCTTAGTTGCAGATGCATTGTAAACAAAATGGTTCTTGTCTTTTTTTGATATGTCAACTTCAGGAATGTGACAGACAGCGCCGTTGCGAGTTTGAAAGATTGACTTCTTGAGAACTTCATAATTTCTCTTTTTACCGTGTGCGCAAGTAAGAATATACGAGGTGTGCCAATCAGAAAGAGTAAATATGTGGTCAATTTTACCAGAAATTACAAGGTCTTCTACCAGCTGATCGCCTTCTATAAAGGTATCATGAAGCCAGAGTAACCTCTTGTTAGCAGTATGTATGAATGGGTAGTCGTTATTTACAAATGGCTCGACAGTTCTCGAAACTATGACCGAATCGTAGGTTTCATTGTGCGACTTTGCATCTTTGTTGTCGATGTATCGAACGTTATCATACGTACCAGCTTGAGAACGGGAAGAGTCATCACAGTTGTTAAAAACCGTGACGTGAAACCCTAGTTCTGCTAGTTCTTTTGAAATCAGTGTTACAGCGGACTCTGAGCCCCCAAGACCTTGTTTTGATAGTGTAGTGCCATCATAACATAAGCCGATCTTGTCAATAAGTGCTATTTTCATTTTATATCCATCATGTAGAATTTAAGGTATTGGTTTATTTATCCTTGCTCAATTTCCTTACCGCGTCAACCAATATTGCAATCAGAGGTATGTAAGAGACCGACTTGACACCATTTTCGTTTGTTGTTACTAAATCTGGCACAATCTGCTCTAGTTCTTGTGCAATAACACCGTAGCTTTTCTTCTTGTTGTCTTTCCAATTAAAGGAGTATGTGCCAATTTGATTAATAATACCAAGACTGTCTATATCAGAATTGAAATTCTCTTTATAATTTGCATCAGATAGAGAGTTAAATTCAGTAGCATTTAATGTGCCAGTTGAAGGATTAAAATACAATTTATCTGAAGCAACGTATACTACCTGCGCAACTCCGCTACTAGATCCAACGAAACCTAAAAATCTGGTTGCATCAGTAGTTTCGTTGGTTATAGTAATACTTGAACCTTCTGCAGCAGGACCTTGACTTCCGGTAAATCCTAAGTCACCTTTGGATCCGGTAAATCCTGCCCCTTGTGAGCCGACATAGCCAGTGTCACCTTTGGATCCGGTAAATCCTACGTCACCTTTGGATCCAGTAAACCCAGCTGTGCCTTGACTTCCAGTAAAACCAAAGTCTCCCTTGGAACCAACAAAGCCAGTATCACCTCGACTGCCAGTGTAACCAATTGAACCTGCATAGCCTAGGTCACCTTTGGATCCAACAAAACCAGTAAATCCTAGTGACCCGGTGTAACCAATTGAACCAGCATAACCCAAATCGCCTTTGGACCCAGCATATCCTACGTCACCTTGCGATCCAGAATAACCCAAAACACCTTTACTGCCAGTAAATCCAAAAGATCCAGTGTATCCTACATCGCCTTTGGATCCAGAATAACCAGTTGTACCTTGACTTCCGACATAACCAATTGAACCAGCATAACCCAAATCACCTTTGGATCCATCAAAACCAGTTGTACCTTGGCTACCGACATAACCAATCGAACCGACATAACCCAAATCGCCTTTGGATCCATCAAAACCAGTTGTACCTTGGCTACCAGTAAATCCTTGCGACCCAGTGTAACCAATCGAACCGACATAACCCAAATCGCCTTTGGATCCATCAAAACCAGTTGTACCTTGGCTACCAGTAAATCCTGCCCCTTGGGAACCAGCATAACCCAAATCGCCTTTGGACCCATCAAAACCAGTTGTACCTTGGCTACCAGTAAATCCTAGCGACCCAGTGTAACCAATCGACCCAGTAAACCCTAGTTGGCCGCGCGACCCAGAAAAGCCTATCAAGCCCTGTGATCCTGCGAAACCTATACTGCCCTGTGATCCTGCGAAACCTATACTGCCCTGCGAACCCGCGTATCCCCGAGAACCTATATCGCCTTTCGAACCTGTGAAGCCGAGAGGACCTGTGAAGCCAGTCTCGCCTTTTGAGCCTGTAAAGCCAACAGAGGCGGCCTCTCCTGCTACACCTTGAATGCCTTGGGACCCAGAAAAGCCTAACGAACCAGTGTAACCCAGTTCGCCTTGGGATCCTGCAAAGCCAAGTGATCCAGTAAAGCCGAGAGAACCTGTGAAGCCTATCTCGCCTTTTGAGCCTGTATAGCCAACAGCAGCATATGCGCCCGCTACACCTTGAGATCCAGTAAAACCTCTACTACCAGAAAAGCCACTGTTGCCTTTAGATCCGTCAAAGCCGCTGGTGCCCTGTGAACCTGTGTACCCTCTATTTCCTACAGTATTTACTGCTATTCTAGGACCTACGGTGGTGCTAGGTATCACGATTAAATCGCTCAATTTCCTACTCCGGTCTTGTGATAGTTGGGATTATGTGGACAGTGCCTTCCAGTAACTTTTTCACATTTCCATTTTGATTGGTATAAATTACATCGTACTGGTATTTACCAGGTTCTAGATCGGCGGTCTTTTCAGCTCCAATGAAAATGTCTAAATCTACTGTTTCACCACCGCCATTTTCTTGTATTGTAACTGAGGCATCAAACAACTTAGCAGATGAATAAACTTTTCTTGCACTAGAGTAGAAAGCTAAACCTTCTGTGGTGTTTTCATCTAGTGTAATCTGAAGACGAAGTAGAAAATCAATTCCCTGATCTACATAGAGATTTGCTCTTGTTGTCATTGTGGAAACCTTCTACTCTTGTTGTTAATCCTATTTATAACAAATAGCATATCTGTTATCCAGCACGTACGTATGTTTATATAGATATTCAGGAAAAGTAATAATGTTAAGTTTTGCAGAAGTGCAACATCCATGAAACTTCTTGTATTGCCTGTTCACATATTAAAGATACATGATTTATTGAATGTCGTGCTTTCTGATGCTACGCCATTCTCGTGCACAGAATTTAAAAACAACATTTGTGTTGTGGCAAATACAATACTGTTTATTAAATAGGTTTGCAGTAATGTGTAAAACCTACTTCAGTGGCAAGATTACAAAAGATAATTTACTGTGTCTGGATCAGTCCAGTTGGGATTCAGCGTAAAGTCTGTGCCGTCATAAAAGTACTTGCCACCTGTCCAATCTTCCGGGCCAGTGACACCTTCATGTAAGACTGTGTCCTCACTGCGGCAGTCACCGATGATAAACTCGGCAGGATCACCAACAGTAATTTTGTCAGCTTCGATCAGCAGTGGTTTGTCATCTTCAAATAGGTAGAGGGACAGGTTGTCTTTGGTGAGCGTTTTCATTTGTGTTTATCCTTTTATAATGATTTTAGTGGTGGCTACAGCAACCCCTGCATAGACATTTGGGTTGCCTGGAGTTTGAGCTAAGGCGCCGGTACCGGTCACGAAGTATTGCTGCGCCGTTACCAAGCCTGACTGTGACTCATTTACCGAACCGCCAATTTGCACAGTAGCTGTGGCAGCATCAGCGTAGGCTCCAGCAGAAAAGCCAATGTAGTTCTCAGTGGTCAGATTTGTTCCT